TTAGAGAGTGTGTGTGGGAATATCCCGATTCTAACTAAACGTGATTTTATTTATAAAAGTTTTATGGATTAACAGCTTCAGTATTTTCTGTTATTGCTAAATCTGAATTTATATAATTTGAACTTTTGTCGTATCTAACAATATCCCTTAAATCATTTATAAAAGTAAATAAATATCCACCTTTTAATACGTTTATTTCTCTTTTTCTTTCATTCTCTTTATATTCAAATTCTAAATTTGTTACTGGACTAGCGATTTTGTCAGTTAACACTGAAAATTCATCTTTATCATCAAGTTGTCTATATCCTGCTTCAGATCTTAATGTATACCTTATACTAGGAAATTTATGTACTGTCCCATCGATTTTAAAATTAGCATCAACAATTAAGTTTGGTGGTAAAATTTGTCTATCTTGATCATCTCTTATTTCTGAAGTTTCATAATGATGAATTTGATTCATCGTGGTCTCATTTCCATATTTATTTAAAGCATAATCATATACTTGATAATCTTGTAATGGCCATTCGTTGTTAATGTTTGTGATTCCTGCCACTAGTATAACAACATAATCTAATCTTGCATCTCCATATAGTGCCTCTGCAATCGTGTCAGGACGATCACCGTCTCCAATAACAAATTTATCAAACACGGAAGCAGCATTTTTTACATAATCTGCTAGTTTTGTTCTACGAAATAAATTTTTTATAACAATATAATCACCTGATGAATTTTTATGTGATAATGGTGATTGATAAACTATATTTGGTAGCTCATTAAAATATCCCATTAGAAACCAACACCTCCATCTCCACCATTTCCAGGCAAGTAATCCTCAAAGTATATTGGATTAATTTCTTTAAATGTAAGATCCATTCTTAAGTTTACTGGTGTACCATCCTCATAAGATGTGTAAGTTCCAGAATTTGTATAATTAACTGCCATACCAGTTAAAGCTGCTAATTTAAATTTATTCAAAAATGGGTGAGGTGCACCATCTTTTAAATATTCTAATTGAAACAAATCAGGAGATTTGAGAAAAATACCTTGTGCACTTCCATTATATTCTCCAGCTTTTGGAGCCATTGATTGCTTTAATGAACGAATAATTGCTTTAACAACCCTTGCTTCATCTATTGACCTTGGAGAAAATGTTATGCTATATGGAAATGATCTCAAGTTAACACCTTGAAATAGTAACTCTAGATTACTATTCAGAATTTGTCCTGTTGAACGTGCTATAACACTTTTTGCACTTACGTTTGAACCTAAAGCACCAATAGCAGCACCAGATATCGCTGCACGAATAGCATTAGTGGTTTGTGAACCTATATCATTAAATTCCATACCAGACACCATCGCCCTTATCGCTTGCTGAGATTTTTGAATAGCATCAGCAGGACCGTCCTCCATAAATTTTTGTGCAATTGCTAATCCAGCAAGTTCAATAGCATTAACTCTATCATCACCCCAAGTTACTTGATTGGAATCATTTAATTCTTGTGGAATTGGAAGTTCAATATTATACTTTGATTTAACATTATTTTTCATTCGAGTGTTAGCATCGGTGAATGAAGCGTTAAATTCTGGTTTTTCAATTTTTTGCCCTGTATCTTTATAAACTTTATCACGATTTTTTTTAGTATTAGATAGAATTTCCTCTCTACCATTTCCATAATTAGCAGTTATAAATGAGTTTTTTATTTTCATTCCCATAAAACCATCATCTGGTCCTCCCTCATCCATCGGAATATATTCTACACATTTAATTCTTAACGTATCACCTGTTTTTTCCTGCATTGTTCTAGCAATAGGATATGACATATAAGCTGCAATACCCGATTCATTTTTAAAATTAAGTGATTGTGCTTTTTTCTTCTTACTTGAACCTTGAATTAATTTAATACCTGAATTAGTTTCAGGATTAAATTCTCTCGCTTCAGTTTCTTTATAATCGCTAGGATAACTGGCAGTCGTCATATTACTTTTTTAACTATTTAGTATGATTTTGACAAAAGGAAGAGTTCTTAAATCTCTTAACTCCATTTCATCCACTTTATATAATCCACCAACTACTTCTGAGAATGTATATTGTCTCATTTCTCCCCAGTGATAGTTCAGTCCTTTGAATCCCCATTGAAATACATCAGTTACAGCAACAAGTGGATGTGAATCATATGCAATGCCAGGTGTTTTTGCACGATATACAAAGACATAATAATTACCTGCTTCAGGAACATTACTTCCTTCAGACAATACATTTAATACTTCTGTTGCTAAATCATCGGCACTTTCGTTTCCGATTAAATTTTTCATTATGGGATCTATGCGACTCATATGTCTAACTCTTTTTCTGTGATAACTTTAAACTCCCACATTCTGTCGGCACAATATTCTCTCGCTGCCTTCCATTTTGCTTGATTTCTTGCATATTCAAATGCTTCACGGATGTAACCTTTAGTTTGTCTTTTTGGTTTTTTAGGTTTAGTTGTTTGTTTTAGTGGTTTGACTTCAATCAGGTATCTTTTTATTTTACCTGTGCTCTCTTGAACTTTAATATAAAAATCTGGGAAGTATCTATGTACTCGACTATCGTGAGGAGATATGTAAGGTAGTGCTATTTCTTCACTTCCCCATTCTAAAATCTTTGCATTTTTATCACAATACACCATAAACTTTCTTTCCCAAAGTGACCTGTATATAATATTAGTTGGATCACCTTTGTACTTTCTAGGAAAGGATGGATAGTATTTTCCCCTATAAGCCATCTAAATAACTATACTATAGAAGTATTTAGAGTGCCAGCACCAAGACCGAGAAGAATATCAGATATAATGCCTAAGATACAGAATGTAGCTCAGACATCACAGTTTCTTGTCAAATTTGTTTTACCGAGAGGTGATAATAATAATCGAAGAAGTTTGAGAGGACATATGAGGAGGAAAGGTATTAATGATCGTTTTATCGCTGATAATGTAGGTTTACTATGTAGTGACGCAGTTTTGCCTGGAAGTGCGATGGCAGCAGTGAACACTGCTGGAGATTCTCAGGGGTTAATCGAAAAGTTTGCACATACTCGTAATTTTACTCAAATAAACTTTGATTTTATGGTTGATAATGAGTATAAGACATTAAAATTTTTAGAGCACTGGATGGAATATATTTCGGGACAATCATATGCAGATCCTACAATGGACTCTTACCATTTTAGAATGGCATATCCAAGTGAATATAAATCAAATGACACAAGGGTCGTCAAGTTTGAGAGAAATCATTTTCAATTTTTAGAGTATAGATTTGTTGGATTATTTCCACTTTCCCTCAATTCTACAAGAGTTTCATATCAAAATTCTCAAGTGTTAAAGGCAACTGCAACATTTTCCTATGATAGATATATCTGCGGTGAATCAACTTCACTCGCAAGGGCATTAGGATTAAATTTAAATAATAAAGGTGGAAGAGCAGGTAACGGAAATATTGACTATAATAATACCACTGAATTAAATAATGTTTTAACTGGTTTACCATTATTAAATCAAGGAACTAGATTTGGATTTCCTCTTGGTCGTGTGGGAACTGTTACTGGAACAGATTCAACTCTCAGCACTGGTGGAGTCAAGGATGATTTTATATATGAGATACAATAATACGTTTTAAAAACCCCTATAAATAATTTTAACTGAAGTGTAGTAATTATTATGCCTTTACCAACCATTTCAACTCCAACATATGAGTTGATACTTCCTTCGTCGGATAGAAAAATTAAATACAGACCCTTTCTTGTAAAGGAGGAAAAGATTCTCATTATTGCAATGGAATCTCAAGACACTAAACAGATCGCAAGAGCTGTTAAAGATGTTATTTCAAAATGTATATTATCAAAAGGAATAAAAGTTGAAAGACTTTCAACATTTGATATTGAGTATTTGTTTTTAAATATTCGTGGTAAATCTGTCGGTGAACAAATTGAAGTCATGGTTACTTGTCCTGACGATGGTAAGACACAAGTACCAACATCAATTAACATTGATAGTATAAAAGTTCAAAAAGATGAAGACCATTCACCTGACATCGTATTAGATGACATTTATACATTAAGAATGAAGTATCCATCTTTAACAGAATTTATCAAGAATAATTTTGGATCTCTTGATGAAATGAGTGTTGATGATACTTTTGATTTGATTGCATCTTGTATCGATCAGGTATATTCTGAAGAAGAATCGTGGACATCGGAGGAATGTACAAAGAAAGAATTGACAACATTTGTTGAGTCATTAAACTCGAACCAATTTAAAAAAGTTGAAAAATTCTTTGAGACAATGCCTAAATTGGCTCATACAGTTAAAGTGACAAATCCAAATACAAATGTAGAGAGTGAAATTAGAATAGAGGGGCTGCAGAGTTTTTTCGGATAAGTATGGCACATGAAGATTTAGTGTCATACTATAAATTAAATTTTGCTTTGATGCAGCACCATAAATATAGTTTAACTGAACTTGAGAACATGATGCCTTGGGAGAGAGAAATTTACGTTTCACTACTCCAACAATATGTTGAAGAGGAAAATTTAAAAGCACAACAAGAACGTAATGGATGAGGAACAAGGGTTATCATCACCAATAGCAGGAGGTCTTAGAGGTATTAGAAGAAGTGTGTCTTCTAGTGTCTTTACAGGTCGTGCTGTTCCACCACCTGTTTCAGATCCACAGACAACGAGTTTACTAAATCAGAATTCTCTTACTTTAACATCTATATCTACACAACTTAGTGGTATCAATGAGTCAGTTGGTAATCTTAATACATCATTAAATGCTATAAGGGAAAATTTATCAATAAGTGAAGATATAGAAAAAAATAAAGAATTACAAAAAAGAAAGAGAGAAGCACAATTAGCTGAACAGGGTTTAAGAGAAGGAAAAGAAAGTGAGTTAGAGAAAAAAATACAATTTGCATTGCTTTCTCCAGTTAGAAGAGTATCTCAAGTCGCAAGAGGTGTTTTAGGTAGATT